CGACGCGCAACGGGTGGATCCAGGTATCCACAGTCTGTCCTGGCACTGCGGAGGAGAGGTTCGTGAGGCCCCCCGTGCAAGCACGGCCGCTGTCCGCGTGGCAAGCCACGATGGTTACGGTCGCCCCACCACACGTCTACGCGTGGCTGAAGCGCGGTCATCGGCAGTGTCGTCGTCGTCCAAGGAGGCGAACGAGCGAACACTCGGCGCCCGCGAGGGTGCCGCCAGCCGCGCGACCGGGGCGGGGAGAGGTTTTTCTTCGGCGTCGGCCGGGCCCAGTGCGTCCGTGTGCACAGTGACCTGGGCCACAAGGGCAGGATTGAGCACGGCCATGAGTTGGTCGTACGCCTGGGGCAGGTTGTAGGTTGTGGTGCTCATTTCGGCACGCGTGGGAAGCGCCTTGAGATCAACGTTGTCGAGGGACCAAGGCGTGAAGGCACCCGAAAGCGACCAGGAGGAATTGGACGACGTGCCCCACGTTGCGATCGGGACCGCAATGTACGCTGTGGGGTACGAGACAGCAAACGAGGCCGCATAGGACTGGCCGTTAGTCGGGGCCACAACGGAGAACGTGCTTGAGCCCAAATACGTGTAGTTGTCGGCTCGGAAGTAGATCATGCCAGCGTAGATGGTGCCAGTCGCGACGGTGAGGCCACCTGCGACGAACAACGACAGGTAATGCGTCGAATTGGCCCGCAAACTGACCCCGGGCCACTGCGGCGGGCTGATTTGACGGATGGCTGTCCCGCCGAGCGGACTAGCCGTGCACGTGGCAGGTGTTGTGTTGCCAACGAGAGCGATTGGCACCGGGGAGTAGCCGAACGACTCATCAACCACAAACGGCAACGCGACGTAGTTAACCAGAGCGGTGGTGATCGGCGCGTGGAAGGAGAAGGCGTCGGGCCCAGCTTCCTTCGGGTTGAGGAACTCAACCTCGGCGTCCAGCCAGACGTACCCCAAACACGTACCGGCGACCGAATTGTTCCAGTAATCCAGGTAGGCGTAGAGATTGCCGAATTGGCTGAGACGAGCGTCAGAGTCGGTGGAAACCGTCATGGTGGAACTGGTGTAAAGGGTCCCACGCCCGCTGGAATCCACATCGATCGACATGGGCGACCACACGGCGCCGGCGCAGGAATATTTGTTGTTCAGCAAAGCAGCCATAGACGAAGGTGCCGCGTCGGCAGGGTCCTTGTCCACAAACAGGCCCAGGATGGCCTGGGCGCTGGTCGGGGCTATGGGCTGGAAACTAACACGCAGCCGCATCTTGTACTGCTCGTACAGTTGGGCGACACGCGAAAGTTTCGGGAACAGGGCGGGATTTCCGGGGTTGAGGGGGCTTTCGACGAGTTTGTAAAACCCCACCAAGGCCCCCGGGTTCGGGACCAGCACCTCGCAAAGACACTCGCGCGTGCTGTAGCGGTTGCCGCCGATGGGTTTCAAGTGGGACCGCGCAGCCCGCCCAGACACAGCAGCGGGCGCAGTGAGTCCGCTGCGGGATTTTGTGGTGGGGCGTGCACGCGGCGCCGACCGAGAGCGCATCGCACGATTCTTGGCGGTGTGGCGTTTGGTGGCCGCCTTGTCACGTGCAGACGTTGAGCGAGCCGCCTTTGGGGTCGCGGAGCGAGCTCGGGGTTTGTCGTTGGCGGGCTTCTTCGGCTTGGAGGACATATTGGTGAAGAAGTCGTATACGGAGAGACCCGCGCGGATGGCCGGGCGCAGGACGTGCTCACCGAATTCCTCGAGAACGGGGACAAACGGGTTCCGGGTTTCGGATCGTTTCCAATCTGCGGTGTCAGGAAAACGGAAGTGGTCGTTCATGCAGATTAGCAACTGCATTACCAGAGGTGGTCGAGGCACCGGATGGGCACCAAGCCTGGCGTGAGACTCAGGTTCGCTCGGGCGTCGGCCAGGTTGTGAGGCCCGAGCTTGTAAAAATCCATCCACTCAGCGACACCGCCAACAGACAAGTGGCGAGTGTTGGAATACAAAACCTTGTGCTGGTACGATCGCCGATGGACAAAATTGCGAGGCCCGACGGACAACCCCAATTCGATACACCGGCCTAACAACGGGTCCGCGGCATACGTGGTGCCCAAGCACATCGACTTCCCGTACAGCTTGTCGTGCAGGCGCTCGTCGGGACTGGCGTCAAAGAAAAACTTCGCGAGTGCGCGTGGCAGGTTGGGAAGGAAAGTGTACTCGACCCAGTCACCATCGTGCCAGTACCCCAATGCTTCGAACGGGTGCATAGAAAAGAAGTTGCACTCCGGCCCCATGGTCCACTTGGCATTTGGTCGAAGCCCCAAGTACTGTTCATCGTTGGGCTGGTAAAAAGCCGCCACATCCGCGCGCACGGCCACGAGCATGTCATCACCGCCGGCCATGGTCGCGTACGGCGGCATGTCTGGGAACTGGCGGTTGCGGACATTGGAAAAGTTTGACGCGTGCATGGTGGTTGTGGCCACGCCGGCGCGAAAACATGCCAGCTCCAGGCACAGTTGTTGGGCCCACACGCACAACGTCCAATTACCGTGGGATGTATTCGGCTCGCCCGTCACAACGCAGGGCTCCGTCTCAAAGCCCACTTCGCCGCGCCAAGACCCGGCATTGCGCGAATGAAAGATTTGGAGCCACCTGTAGACAAACGCAGGATACCAATTGTGAACCTTGCCAAAGGCCGCCATACCATGCAAAAGCACGGGCCGCACTGACGAGTCGTGTTTGTCACGGTCAATGGAGAAAAACATATACCCGCGCAGCTTGTAGTGGGTGAACCAGGCAGCTATATCTTCAGCGCGCACCCCCGAGGCCCAAAAGTGCGTGGCGTGGCGCGTGTGGACGGCCACGCGCGTTTTGGAGGTGGACCAAATCCAGCGGCCAAGAAACCTCTGCACAAACGGCGAGCACGACTCGATGAGCCGCGGGGCAAAGTCTGGCAACAACCCGATAACCGCCTTGCGGTATCCCTCCAACTTGACAAAAATGGCACGTTGAGTGAAAGCATTGTTCGGGAACCCGTGGCGGCGCACGAAATCGCCGGCCGCGTAAAGGTTGCGGCGAACCGCGGCGGGAAAGTGCTCAAGAAATTCGGCCACTGGCGCCAGCTTGGTTTGCGCTGGCTCGTGGAACGGAGCCAGCGCCACAGCAACGGCAAACATGCCTGCCACCCAACGGGTGTCGAACGCGTTTCTTGGTCGGCACAACCGCTCGACAATGGCGCGGTGCACGTTGCGCGAGGAGTTATCCGGGATGACAGGGGTAGCTACATCCGGCATTGAGCCCATGAGACGTGCGAACCGAGGGTGGACAGCGCGGTGTGCGCAGTCCCAAATCGCACCGTTAATACCCAACGTTTGACCGGCCGAGAAGACGGTAACGGCCGCAAGCGTCCCGATCGCGGTCGGGCTCGACACGATGGAGCCCACGCCCAAAGTCGCGATCAGTGGTATAACACTAAACCACCCGCCAAACAAGCTGGCAGCGAAGTTCACCGTGATGTGCACCCCGACATCGGACATGTAAGAGCTGTGCACGATACTGACACGGTACAGCATGTAGCAGTGGAACGCAACGGCCGCCAGGCCCCACAACGGGCTGGTGGTGGTCCACAACAACGCCTCAGCGTAAACAATGGTCCACCACCACTCCGTGCGCCGAACGCTCTCCTCGAAGAACGGGAATACGCACACGGCGAGAAAGCTGGCGACCGTGGTGGCGTCCAATCGCCAACAGCGGTGTGTGATGACAAACCACCACGCCCGGTGCTCGTAGCACGGGTCGAAAAGCCGCCAGACGGGCTGCACGGCCCATTGGTGCGCCCGTGCTTGAAACCAATCCCACCAGGTGACACTGGGCACGGCGAGCCAGATGGCAAGGCCGGCGGTGAAACACAACATGATCTGGAAGATTGCCAACGCGTGGCGTTGGAAATAAACGCGGGCGAGGTCAGGGTTCCACAGAGCACTGAGCAAATTGTGGCCGAGAACGTGGGCACGTAATGCCGCGGCCGAAAGAAACTCGGCATCGCGGGACGACGCGCACGCGAACGCGAAAGGCACTGCGAACTGCGTGGCGTCGGCGGCGGAACAAGCCGATCGTTTGCTATTGCGCTCGTCAATAGTACGGGCTCGCGCGGCCAGTGTGTCCATGAGACTGGCGTTGCGGTCGCGGTGCGTGGCCGTAGCGACGAGTTGGTTCAGGAGCTCCTTGTCGACAGAAGCCACACGATTCGAGTCCGAAAGGAGAACGTGCTTTGGGTAATTGTAACCCCATCGAAAAGGCTTGTCGACGACGATAGGCCCGGCACGGACACTATTGAGACAGGCCCCAGCAGTCAATGGTTCAAGCGGCCGGCGCCTGGCGGCGTCGCGAACAAACTTGAAAATTTTGGTGTGGCCGATCTGCATGGTCATTTGCCACGACACCGCGTGCTCGTTGCTGTGACCGGGCACCAACCACATCTGATCATCATGGTGGTAACACGACGCATTGCCATCAACCGTCATATCCACGGTATGGTCCGGCGACAAACTGTACTGTGCCTCGCCGCCCCAGAAACTGCCACTGCCGTGCTCGAAGGTGTGAACCGCGTAGTAGAAGACGGGATTGCGGCCCGCCAGACGCGCTAGAACTGCCGCAATGGGCATGGGCGAGTCGAAATACACGTGCACGGAGATGCCGACCTCGCAGCCACTAGCGTGCACACAATCCTCCGCGCGACACGAGCAAGTGTTGTTCGAATCCTCATGGAGCGGGAACTCGGGATGGGCGTGGCGGACCGCGTCAGCTGCATCAATGGTCGGGGCGCAGCCGTGGATAGCCACGCCGACCCGTCGGGCATGCGCCATCGACCTGACGCTGGTGCCCGCCTCGAACACGCGATGCCCGTCACGCGAAGCCAGGTTCACGAGTTCCTGGTTGACGGCGGATCGTTCGACGGCCGAGGAGGCGTGCTGGTTGGGAAACGGCCGATTGCCGCCTGCTACCGGGACCCCCAACTTCGCCGCATGGGCGGCGGCCTCCTTGCTGAGAGAGTGCGGGAGTCGCACGGCGACACTGGCCGCGTCAGGGGGTTCGGTGACCACTGGGCGGATCGGCGGGTCCGTCGGCGCGACGACATACGGCGGTGGCAGCTGAGGCGCTGCTGCGTTGACCGCCGCGCCCAAGTCGCCAGCCGCCAGCCCGACCGAGGCCGCCAGCCGCCTGACGGTGAATCCCAACCAGGCGCCGGTGCTCATGCGCAACTTGCGGCTGCTGAACACGTAGTCGTGGGGCGACCGCTCGAAACACTCACCAGATAGCACCACGGTGTCCATCATGGGATCGTCACAAAGCAGCTTGGTGCCTGGCGCCATAAGGAGCGCATTCTCGGCGGTGGACGCAGTGGGTCCTATGACGTTTTCCGCAACAATGGCGTAATACACGCGGCCGTTGCCGCGCCCCACGCGCAACACGTCCATTGGCCCGCGTGTGTAGTGGCCGACCTCTGTGCGTTGGTTGGCGCCATACAGGGTAACGGAACCGGGTGCCGCGCACAACAGGTGCCGACAATAGCGCAAAAGAGCGCTCCTGGCTTCGTCCGCCATACCAATCGTGGCCGCCTCCAGGTACGAGCAGGCTTCGGCCACAGTGCCTCGTTCCCCCACGACAACATAGTCGTTGTTGTGCATGAATCGGCACATCGGGTTGTGGCACTCTTGGCACATGACCAAGCTCGGGCACACCAAAGCCGAGACATCGGGCCAACTGCCATGGTAGTACGGGCACTTGGCGGCGTCGCACCCGACGTTTCGCAAGACGCCGATCGGGCATGGCACGAACCCAGCAACGGGGTCGCCGGCAAGAGCGTCGCCCGTGCGCATGCCGGAAAACGGCCTGAAACATGGTATGATGCGCAAGGAGCGCGAGGGCTCGGGACCGGCTGTGTTGAGCAGCGACGGCCGGTCGCGCACGGCGCGGCCGTACCGCCGCACCCCGCCCAGCGTACCCGGTGCAGGGGTGGCGGAAGGATTGGTGGGCTCGGGCGCGTCACCCGGGTCCACGTGGGCACCCGCGGTGTCGCGTGGCAACGGCCCACGCGTCGGGCGAGTTGGACTCGCGGCCTCGCCAGCGTACTTCTCGTCGGGATCAACACCTCCCCCGGCGGCGTTCAGGGAGGGGTCCTCGGAGTCGGAAGCATCGCTGGCTTCTTCTTCGTCCGAATCATGGTGGAAACGGACTACGGTGCCCGCTTCACGCGTGGTACCGGTGCGTACTGGTGCGCCCATGGAATCGATGAGGTCGAGTGCTTTGTCCATGGGCAGGTTGGTTCGGATGACGTCCGCCATAAAGTTATCGCGATCCTTGTCGGTCATACACCCCAGATTGGGATACTTGGCGAACGCAGCGGTCATTTGCGCGAAACGCGCGGCTCGATCTTCCTCAGCAGCCTTGTCGGCATTGAGATCGGCGGCTCGGCGCAGGGTGCGGGACATTGTGGGCTATTAC